AAGACGTAAAGCTGGTAGTTCTCATACTACAATTTCTATAAAATGGGATGATAAGGAATTATTTAGAAGATTTGCAAAGCTAGTTAAAGAGACAAGAAATGGAAAAATGTATGAAAGTGATGCAGTTGTTTTCAATAAGATATTAAAAGAATATATTAAAAACCATGAGAGTGAAACTGAATCACATACAACGTATCCTACTAGGAACGCTTAGAAGTATAATTTTTTCTACAAGTATTACCACAATAAATTCTCTGTCTACCCTTGTACCTTGGAGGTAGTGTTGATCCACATTCGATACACTTAAATATCTTCTCCTTCCTCATACATGGAGTATATATACTCCCTATTTAAATCTTTCTAATCTAAGTCTGTGTGTTCGCACTCACAATCTTCACATTCACATATATCATCAGGACATCCACAGTTGCATTCGCAATCGTCTATGTCACTCATCTTCTTGATCTTTGTCTTCTTTCTTAGGAGGATGTGCCTGCTTTGAAGCAGAGTAATTAATTCCAAAAGTACTTACATTATAGTCTGGTACTCCTGCCATACCTGATTTTTTATCTCCATATTTTTGATCTGTACCTGGCTCTCCACTGTGTGGGCCATAGATATTATCAAATCCATTTTTCTTTTTACCTGTTGCTGGATCAAAGTTTGCTTGGTTTTTAAATTGTTCTGCTTTAGGATCATGTGTCTGTCCTTCATAGTCTTCCTCTGCATCTAGTGGTTCTTCTATTGTTGAAACTCCACCTAGCATTGGTTCAGATCCATGTTGTAATTCTACATCTGATTTTCCTGCTTGGCCAAATCTAGCGTTTCTTCCTATTCCAGATCCTGCTCTACCAGTTTCATCTTTTTCCTTGTCATCATGTGGTTTTCCCTCATGGTATTTTTCTTTTACATTTGCATCATACTGTGTATTCTGTTGACTGCCAGTTCTACTATGGTCTTGTGATTCTGCATCCTTTGATGTACCTGGTTCATATGTCCATCCAGTTTTACTTAATAATTGTTTAATTTCTACTGGGAGGTCAGCCCATTTCTTCATTATGAATCTTGGTGATGGTGCATGAATTTCATGCAGTGCCTCATATCTTTCTGTACTATCCATGTCATCCCATGTCTTATTTAATATTATATCCTTAACAAAAAATGTGTCGTTTATATGGATGTCTGAAAAACTTCCATCTTCTTTAAAAACTTGTATATAACTATTACCCATCTTTGCAACAATGCCTCTGTCTTCTTTTCCATTGACATAGAAGTGTATGTCGTCTCCAACTTTGGTGTGTGTTATCTTATTCATATCTGTTTTCCTCTTACTGTTACTTTCTTGTGATCGTATATAAGTTTCGCTATCTCGGTTAGATGTATCAGTTCCTGATCTACCATGATCTGTTTCTCCTACATCTTGTGTAAATGCAGTGTCTAAATTACCATATCCCTGCTCTTTTCCTACATTACTGTTCAAGTTTTCAATTGGATCTCCAAATATACTTGGTTTAACCTCTGGTCCAGGAGTAGTTCTTGATGATTCTGGTATTATTCTCTCAGTTCCCTCTGGTGTCTTTTCAATCTCTTCTTTTATACCTTCAATCTCTTCATCTGGCTCTGAATCTGCTGATCTAAATGTTGGTCTTGGGTGTAACCACCTTTCTAATTCATCACGTCCTACTTCATCTGCATCCTGTGATCCTATTGGTATGAATATATCTCTTCCAGCAGTAGACTCCCATTTTCCAGCCTCTCCAGTAGCTGGACTCCTAATAGGAGGATGTTGCCATGGTTTCTTTACAGGTCTTGCCATATATATTCAACCATATAATCATTTATAAAGTTAACCGAACATAGCATTCTTTATTCCCTTTCCAACATCTAATAAATACCATCCATCTCCTGATGCTACGGCCTTACAGGCGAGCACTAAACTGTCTGGGTAGTCGTCATGCTCATCCGATTTTATTTTCATTATTCCTGTCTCTGTATATTCTCTTCTTAGATAGGATAATTGGTATACTAATTTGTTTATATTCTTCAGTTTTATCTTATGGTTTTCAAATAATAGTCTCAGATTCTTATACATATCAGCCTTTTCTTGCAGTGTGAATGTCACTCCTCTCATTGGAGATCCCTGCTCCCTCGCCAAATCTATAAGGCCACCACCAAGTCCAGTTTCATCTGCATATACTGTTCCAATATGATATTTATGTACAAAGTCTTGTATTCTACCAGCCACGTTCACTACATTTGACTGTGATTCTGATTCCACTTCCTCTACAAACACAGTGTCGTTTTCATCTACCCCAACAATTGTAAATACTGTTTCATCCATACCAGTTCTTGCAACATCAACTCCCATGTAATATCTTATCCTACCCTTTGGTGTACCATCTGTAACAGCTTCCATGATTAAACTATTAGGAATTAATGCATCACCTATATCTAGGAATTCTCCTTCTACCTCTTGAACATATTCTTCCCTTGTAAGTTTTCTAATTTCTTCTACAAATGTAGGATCTTCTTGTACCAATGGGTTGTCTGTTGACTTTATGTGAAACTCTCTCCACATTCCTTCAGGGTTTGCTGGCCTTGAATTTTGACAAGCCTCATAGAAATACCCTGACTTACTAAACGGTGTAGATGTTAACCACACCCTAGCCTGTGTTGCCAAACCAGAAGGTAAGAAGGCTCTAAGTATATCTGTCTTGATAAAGGAACACTCGTCTGCTATAATTACATGAGGGGAATAACCTCTCAAACTGACACCAGTTTCTCCTGTTGCCCTTGTTACTATTTTAGATGAACCTGTATTATCTAGAAACCTAACCCACATCTCTGTCTGTGTATTACGTATTACATATCCTTTTAAGAAGTCACTTCTCATAATCATATCTCTAATCCTACCAAACATAATTGTGGCCTGGTTTTGTGTAGGTGCTGCTATAACTATTGTACAATCTTGATTAACTGTCTTCAGCATAAGAGGTGCAAAGAATGCAAAGTGTATTGCCTTGACTGCTGTACTCATGGTTTTACCTACCTGTCTTCCACTTCTATAAACTATGAATCTATCATTGCAGTCTACATATTTTTTATTATATGGAAATAGTTTATGGTTTAGAAATACCTCACTAAACTTGCTTGGGTTATCGGCACATTCTGTTATGGTTTGTAGGAAGTTCTGTCTCTCTTCCAATACTTCTTTGTTTGGCCTAGCCATGACACTTACACCCACAATCCATTACATCATCAACCTCAGCATGACCACATCTAAAACACATATATCCTTTTTTAGGCATGACATTTACACTCACATCCCATCATCTCTGCGATAACCTCGTCAGTACAATGTCCACATTTCATACAACATATCATTTAAACATTAACCTCTATTTTTTGGAATGCCTGTGTCGTTTTGGTAAGGCTTAGGTTCATCATGACAATTACACTCACAGTCTATTTCTCTTATCATAGATACTTCAGGGTAATGGCCACATTTAGGACAATAATCATTACTGTATTGATGATTCATATCATTCAATCTTTCAAACTCAGATAGGTTTGCATTAACCACTACCAATCACCATATGTTTTGACTTTATATGTAGTATCACTTCATCAGAGTCTTTGAATCCTCTCTTACCACAGTAAATACAATGCTTTATATTATATATTTCATTCATTCTGTTTTCTGTGCCTTTATTTGTCTAAAGATGTTTTCGATATCTCCTTCTTTGGTATACCTCTTTTCTTCTGTTATTGATATCTTGCTGTTCAAATCGTTTATGGATTTTACTATGTTTAATAACGAATTAATTTCTGACTTTGTATTTCTATCTGGTATGTTTCCATCCATCTTCGCTTGAGTTAGAGCCATCAACACATTTTCAAATGAAAGTTTAACCAGCATATCTAACATTGCCTTTACATCTTCAGGCTCCCTAGTATCTAACTCTGCTATAAATTTAACAAAGTCATCTCTTATGGCACACACTGCACCCTTTTCATATTTTGGGCACTTACCATTACCACCATCATCTATTGATCTGTATACACATTGGTCACATAGGGCTGGTATGTTTGCAAACTTTAAATTCTTAGCAGAATTAAAAGGTGAAACAGTCTTCCTTTTGTTTTCAACTACGAGTTTCGTATTACCTATTGGTTTTATCTTAAATATACTATCATCGTCCATATAACCAATTACTAAATCAATGCTTATATATATTACTGCTTGAAGTTCTCATCATAGAACCCATATGTTTTTAACTGTGGCATAAACATCAACG